AGCGGATACAGATCCGAAGAGCTCAACAGAGCGATCGGAGGATCAACACGATCACAACACTGCAAAGGTGAGGCCCTGGACCTAGACGTGAACAACGAGGTGAGCAACAGTCAGGTATTTAACTACATCAAAGAGCACCTAGACTTTGATCAGCTAATATGGGAGTTTGGAGACGACCAGGATCCGGATTGGGTACACGTAAGCTACAAGAAAGAAGGAAACAGAAGACAAGTACTAAAGGCAAAGCGAGTAAACGGAAAAGTGACCTATGAGATTTATTGAGATATTCAAAAACGATAACGAATGGAATGAGAAGACGATCATCGGCTTCCTATCCTTCGCAGTGATGGTCCTGGTAATGATTGCTGACGTCACTACCGGCGCAGCAGGAAAGCACCTGCCAATAAACGAATTCACATACAACAGCTTTGTATTTGTAACGCTAGGCAGCTTCGGCATCGCTGGACTAGAAAAATTTGCAAAAAAATGACATCAACAGATATCAAGGTATATTTACTCAACGCAAGTACGCTAGCCATTAGCTTTGCACAGATAGAAGCGGCGCTTAAGATAGCGCTGCTGATTTTATCAATCGGATACACAGCTCAACGTTGGTACCTAATGCAGAAAAACAAAAACAATGAGTAAAGATTTTGAAGGAAGCCTTGAAGACTTCATCAACGAACTAGAACAACAAGAACAACCCGAGCAATGCTCAATAGACGATCCCGAATGCGAGGCCTGTGGCTCATAAGCATTGCCCTACTGCTGCAAAGCTGTGGTGCCCAGTGGCACCTAAAGCGTGCGATTGCAAAGGATCCTACCATTGCGCAGGAGAGAAGCATAAAAATAGACACAGTGCTAATAACGGAAGAAAAGACCGTTAGAGACACGATCGTACTAAAAAGGATAGATACCACCAGGATAGAGAGAAAAGGCGTTAGAATCGAGATAAGACGCATTCACGACACGATACAGATAAATGCTCAATGCCTGCCGGACACAATCCGGCTGGTAAAAGAAATATCTGTCCCAAAGATTGTGTACAAAGAAAAAAAAAGTACCTTTGGTCTAGTTAAGTTAATTATTATATTAGTTATATTACTAATATTAGTTAATATAGCTAGGGCTTTTAAGCCCTAGCGTTAATTAGAAGGGACAATGAACATCGTAGATACACTACTAGCAATAGATACATCTATCCAGGCTCACTGGAATGACAGCACATCTGACCAGGAGCGCAAGCAAGCGCTCAAGGAGATCAGCAGATGCATCTACAAGCAGATAGCAAAATACGATCCCGACAAATCACAACGACTTTTAGATGCAATGGACCAATGAGATTGAGATCGCTATTGGGAAAGTACCGTCGCTCAACGCCTTCTACTCCAGCAAGCACTGGACCTTCAGAAAGAAGGAAAAAGACAAGTGGAAAGCAGAGATCGATAGAGAGCTTCTACGCTATGACGTTGATAGCTACACAGCTGCCAAAGTACATATACGGTGCAACTATCGCTACGACGTTGATAATTCTATTATGGTTGCAAAGTTCGTTTGCGACAGTCTTGTGGATCTTGGATTCATTCCTGACGACAGTCCTAAACACGTTCGAGAAATTAAACTCCTGGCTGATCAGGAGATTACAAAAGACACTGCAGTAATTACAATATCCCTACGTTAGTCCCTTTGTTTTGTAGGTAAGGAGAGGCCCGGTTTAATTCCCGGGCCTTTCTTGTGTGTTCAAAATTAATGTGTTACGTTAGCACTAACCATAAAACAAAGGACAATGGAACAACAACTCAACGAGATCTACAGAGCAGAGATCGAAGCACTCCGAATGGAGCTGCACCTTACCCGAAACTTTATCTACAGAGACTACTCAATGAAAGGCATTGACACTACGACAGCCCAGTCCCTGGTAGACGAATACATTAAGAATGTCAAACAAGAAAACTACTAAACAATGACAACAGCGACGATCAAAGACGTAATGTTCCAAAAAGAATGGAACGGATTACAAATCTACAAACTGACAATGGACAACGGCCAATCAGGTGATATCTTCACCAAGAGCTGGGAACCGAAGGTCGGAGAGGAACTCACCTACACTTACGATGCAGAGAAGAGTAGAATGAAAAGACAGAATCCTAACTACCAAGGAGGAGGTAACTCCGGAGGAGGCTTCAAGCCGAGCTACGGAGGCAACAAAGGAGGAAGTAAAGACGAGCTGATAGTGCGCCAGGTAGCGCTGAAAGCTGCGGTAGAATTCGCAGCCATCCACAACCTGAAGATCGAGCATACGATCACTGCAGCAGAGATGTTCAACACCTGGATCAACGCAGGTAAAAAGAAAGAAGAAGCACCGGCACCTACCCCGGCACCTGCACAATACAGAGAACAAGCTCCACCACAGCCAGCAGCTCCACAAATAGAAGAAGACGATGATCTACCCTTCTAGAGAGATGCTACTAGACAAAGAGGAATCAAGCTACTGTGCCGTCTGCGGCACGGTAGTGAACTCCTCGGAGCTAACCTGCGAAGAATGCAACGACTATGTATGAAGAAGAACTAGAGCGACTAATATCCGAACAACTATGGAGAAAAGATCAAGCCTACAAGGATCTTGCCCAAAGTTATGTGATATTGCAGCTACACTTCATAGAGCTACAAGAGCAGCACAATATGCTGCTAGACAGAATTAACTACGACAATGGGACTGACGAAGAATACGATTGACTACGGAAAACTACACGAGGACCTTCTCTCGGTAAAAGAAGGAAGAATCAAAGAAGGCTACACCTTCGGACACAAGGCGATAGACCAGTACTTCAGATTTAAGCCACGAAACTTCAACATCATACTTGGCCACGCCAATGTAGGAAAGACAAGCCTGACGATATACCTGATGCTTGTCCAAAGCCTAAAGAATGATCTGAAATGGCTCATCTACTCAAGCGAGAATGAGCCCTACTCGATAATGAAGAAGCTCATCGAGTACTACAACGGAGAGGTACTGGAGCGTATGACGATGGCTCAATTCGAAACAAGCCTACTCTTCCTACAGCAGTACTTTATGATAATGGACATCAGCGAGCTGCAGACCTACAAGTCTCTGCTGAAGAATGCCCAGGAGGTCTACGACGAATGGGAATACGATGGATTCCTCATCGATCCCTACAACAGCCTAGCGAAAGACAAGACAGCACTCACCGGACTAACGAGTCACGACTACGACTATATGGCCGCAAGTGAGATGCGGATGTTCTGCTCCAAGAACAACGTGAGCATATGGCTGAATACGCACGCCGTCACAGAGGCGCTGCGCAGGACCAATAAGAAAGGATCTAACTACGAAGGACATCCAGCGCCACCAATGGCCGCTGACTCGGAAGGAGGCGGTAAATGGGTGAACCGTGCTTCAGATTTTATGGTGATCCACAGATACAGCCAGCACCCGGAAGATTGGATGTACAGCCACCTGCACATCCGAAAGGTAAAAGAGATGGAGACCGGAGGAAGACCAACGCCAATGGAGGAACCGATCGTGCTACGCAGCAAGCCGGGCAACACCGGCTTCGAGATAGCAGGAATCGATCTAGTGAAAAGACTACGAAACCCAAACAAACAAATGGAGATATGAAAGTGCTAGAATTATTTGCAGGATCACGAAGCGTAGGTAAAATAGCAGAAGCACTTGGATACGAAGTGTATAGTAGCGACATATATCAATTCGAAGGAATAGATTATGTGGTCGACGTACTAGACTTTGAAGAAAGTGAAGTGCCATTCATACCTGACATCATATGGGCATCGCCACCTTGCACAAGTTATTCAATAGCAGCAATTAGTCATCACCGAAAAGACGGCAAAGCAATATCTGACTTTGCAAAGAAAAGCGACTTAATGATGGTGCGTCTGCAGCAAATAATAGAATACTACCTAAAGCAAAATCCTGATATGATATACTACGTGGAAAATCCAAGAGGGATGCTGCGTAAGATGAATTTTATGAATTACTACCCAATAAGAAACACGGTTACATATTGTCAATACGGAGACGATAGAATGAAACCAACAGATATATGGACTAACAATACACAATGGTCTCCAAGACCAATGTGCAAAAACGGAGACAGCTGTCATACAGCTGCGCCTAGAGGATCAAAAACAGGCACCCAGGGAAGAAAAGGAAACTATGAACGCAGTATGATACCACCGGTATTATGTGCAGAAGTATTAATACAGTTATGACAAAGCAAGAGATACTACAACGGATCCAGGAACGCCTGGACCGTATGTATGAAGAAGAATGGTACACACCACTATCCTTCGCAGAGGATATGAGAAGTTTAGCATACCACGAGAAGAAAAAGGACATCCCAGGCTTCGAGGGTACCTGGGAGCAACTAGACAAATTGTGAAGAAGCATACGAAAATATATATGCAGCACTTCGGATACGTCCTTGACGACTTCATTCCCTGCGAGGTATGCGGCACAAGAGCCGTAGACATCCACCACATACACAGGAGAGGGATCGGCGGTAATACAGCCGCCGACCACATCGATAACCTGATGGCAGTATGCAGAAAGTGCCACGTAGAATACGGTGATAAAAAAGAACATTTAGAATGGCTGAAACAGATACACCAAGACAAAATATCTCAAGGCTAGAGATGATCCTAGACCAGGAGTTTATGCTCCGGGCGCTATGGAAAGAGATTGCACAAGAAAACAATATACAACCCAATCGAAGAAGAGAGAACGTAGTATGGCGCCACGCCTTCCTAGTGGCAGCAACAGAGACGACAGCACTATCTCTAAAGGCTATAGGAAGAGTGATGAACAAGGACCACGCCACAGTCCTCCACGCTCGAAAGCAGCACGAGATGAACTTCACGTACGACAGACGATACAACGCAATATACCTGATGATGATCTCCGAGCTGCAGGCGCTGATGGATCAATACAGAAAGCAGATGGAGGAGGTGATCCTAAAAAGGAAGGTACCCGTCCACGGCGGTCAGACAATGGAATCAATAATTGATATGTACGAAAGGAAGCTGCAAAGCCAGGAGAAGAGATATAAGACTCAACTTGCTGATTATCAGTTGAAAATGAGTATATTAGAAAAAGAGAAAAACAAACAGC